AGATGCCTTCAAAACCGCCCATGTGATGCCTCCAGACCAAGGGGCCATCAGGTGGATGTTCCTGTTCAATCCCTTCCGGAACTAAGCCTGGGACCCGCACGACGATCAACGCTGATGCGAAAAATTCATGACAATAGTCGAATATTCCCACGACACCAAACATGTCATTCAACGATCTTCCTATCATTCCTATAGCGAGCTCCCGCCATCGAAGATTCCATCGAGTCAAATCGATTTCTATGAACAACCGGAGAGATTCGTCTACTGTTCTAGGACGAGTTATATCCAGGAACCTTTTCGCTGTTTCAATTCTCGAGTCTGTCATCGTCTGCTGGGGCAGATAAGGAAAGATCTGATCCGCAATGTTGGCTTCAGATAGTGCGAAAAAGATGCGAATCTCAAATACCAACATGCTGAACATGCGGGGAGCAAGCTTAAACTCTCGCTCTTTCGGATGTAGTGATACAATGAGCCAGTCGAAAGGAATCTGTCGAGTAGCTATAGCATGGATTATGGCTTTGATGTCGACCTGTTCTCTATTGATGAGCTCTATGAGAAGACGACGGTGAGAAGTTTGTGGAATCTTATGGTTCCAGAATGATGCAATATTGGTCCGGTACATCGATATAGACTTGTCGTCTATCAGCTCTAAATAATTGGGCGACTCATCAAAATTTACAATCTTTCCGAATCTACAATGGGCCCAATCACTCAAAGGATAACTCGTCCGATGTAGCCGATGAACCTGCTTGTTGCAAAGATCTCGAAGTCGAGTGCCTTTTGCTGATGGATCAAACTTCAAGTCGGGCCATTTCCCTTCTTTCCGCACGTAGTTCTCGAGAATGCAGCGCTTGAACTCCCAATTGAGACGCTCGGCATCCCGATATTTCGTAGAGTCAGGCTTTTGAGCTTCTTCCGCAGACGAGATTCCCCCGACCAACGGGTCTATGAGCGGATGGCCTGATACTTTGAGCAGACCGAACAGTTCCACAACGGTCTGAACCTTGGTGCATTTCCGCAAGATGACGTCAAATTTATCTGCCATAGATTCCATCCCGTCCCTGAGAAATGGCTGCTCTTTGTCGCGTACGATCTGCACCATCCGCGGATATGGGCCATCATCGCCGAAGGTATTGTCGGTCATTTCTGACAGATACGTTTTTGCCAACGCCTCAGTATTCTTTAGAATTTCGAAGCCTACGTTACCGTGCCTCGTGAGGCACTCCTCGTGCCACAGATACAGGGAGTCAACAGCTTCGAAAAGTTCAAGATTAGACGGATAGAACACGTCCATAGCAGTTGCAACTTGTGCGCGCGAATACAGCACGTCCTTCACCATGAGCACCTGATCGTACGTGAGAAGGAGCTTCTGGTCAGTAGGCTTGAAGTGCAGGAACCACACATCCCGAGTAGCAACAATGCTAGTATGATCACCGAGAGCGATTTTAAGGACTGGTGGGGCTCGCTCAGCACTCACTTGCGCGTATTTTTCGATAAGACTGTCGAAGTAGCTCCACCTCGTATACCAAAACATCGAGTGCTCCGACACGGATTCGCGGACAGGAGCAAGCGAGACACCAGTCTTTTCCTTCATAGCGGCAGCTATGCTCTTACGAATATGAGCTGCGATTTCCCATGCCTCACTCACTTCATCTGTCAGGGTGCTGGGCCACTCGTACCTGTACCACTCAGGATATTCACGAGAATCGACGATTTCGTACTCTCCCATGTCCGGAAGAATCTCCTTGACCTTTCTGAAGTTCCTCGAGAAATGATCGTTACCCTGAGGTGGCAGTGGCAAGATCATGGCGGCTAGCCATTTCGTTCGCGAGGTGGTAAGGATCGGGCTGTCAAGATAAGTATCAGGAAAGTATCTCGGCTGGACAAACTCCTTCTCGTCCCCAACCGGGCCGCCGTCAGGTTCCCCAAAATCAAACATCCGTCCTGGTTCAGGATATACGTTCGGCACCTGTGCGTCTGGCTTAGCACCACCAGATAGGATTTCGGAGATAGTAGGCATAGTAAATTGAGTACGAATTGTTTATAGTCTTTTATGACTCAGTTTTTTCTTAATGCCCTGTGACAAGAAGCGAGAAAACCGAGTTTGCAAACCATTGGATGAGCCAGCTCTACAAAAATGAGAGTAAGGAACGCTTAGAGCTCGAGCAGATAGAATGGGTGTTGTGAGAATCTAGACCGC